CTTTATCAAACAGGAGCGATACGGATTTCAAAGTCTGTACTGCTCCTTTTTCAATCATTTGTAACAGCACAGGAAATACAATGCAATTCTTTGCAATTAACAAAGATATAGACAGAACGAAAGGCAGATTTCCACCAAGTGGAAAGTTAAAGAAGGTAATGCTTGAAGAAGCCAACGAACCGGACGACCCTAAATTTGTTGAAGCTCTACGAAGCACTGCTTTGCGTTTTATGGATGAAAACGGAAAGATTGTTTACAGATACAACCCTCCGCCATCAATGAACGCATGGGCTAATCGCTATTATCCAAACCTTGAAAAGCGAGGCGCAAGAGTTATACACTCAACTTGGGAGGATATAGCACAGTTGCTTGACCCCGTTGTAATTCAAGATATTTTGAGGATGAAGGCAGAGGACCCTGTGAGGTATTCGTATCTTTACGGTGGTGAGGTTGTAAGCCTTGAAGGACTTGTTTTATACACGTTCAAGAAAGAGCGCAACCTTGTTTCTCTCCAACAATTCCAAAATCAAGTGGCTTACGGACATTACAGCGTTTTGTATGTTATTTACGGTGTTGACAGCGGAGTTGTAAGAGATGCAACCGCTGTATGCGCTTGGGGTGTAATGAGTGACGGAACGCTGCTTAAATTAGAAACATTCTATCTCGACCCCAAGGAAAGCAGAGAGCCAATACCTAACACAATGCAAGTGGCAGAGATAAGGCGATGGTATAAAGAGTTTTATGCAAGGATGAACTCTTACGGTGTACTTATGCCGGGTGCTTATAATGAGTGCTGGGTATTTGATAGCGCGGTAGTTACGCAAGACTTGATGATTGAATTTAGAAACTCAACGGGCTTTTTCTGTTTGGCAGTTGAGAACAAGAATATTGACCGAGATATAAAGAGATTACAGAACGGATATTTTAGAGGAATATTCAAGGTGCTTGATGTTCCCGAAAACGCCGAAAGCATAAGGGAAACAACAACCTTCTGCTATGACGAAAATAACGAAATACCGGACGGACAAGACGACCATACGATTGATGCAGATAAATATGCAACTGCGCATTATTACTATGGCTATCTGTCTGTTATGGGATAGGAGGAAAAACAAATGTCTTTCAAATACCCTAATTATTTGAAAAACTACTTAGACACAAAGCAAATAACAAATTTTGGCGGTTTTATAAACAACTCTACATACTACACACAAGTAGATTATATGTATCAAAACTATATGCTGAATGTTGTCAGACCGTGTATTGCATACGGAAGCGGTGTGTTTGACGGAATTGGCAGGCAGCATTTAAGCGCTTGCACAGGAAAAGCCATTGTTGACGGTGCATCGAGGCTTGTAGTTGGTGATAGAGTGTTTTTTGAGGGCGAGGATACTACAAGAGCCTTTTTCTGTGATGTGTGGCAAGGTGCCACTAATTTTTTCAAATTCCTTTTAAGAGCAGAAAAATTCAAACTCTTGGGCGGTACAGCGATATGTAAAATTAACACGGACGAAAACGGCAGAAATACCTTGTCAACATTCCGAATTGATAGAACCTTGCCATCGTTTGACGAGTGTGGGAACATTACCGCGTGTGTTTTCTTTGTTTCAATGCTCAATGAGGTAAAAAGGGACAGTAATTCCCTTGAATATTGGCTCGTAGAAGAACGAAAGTATAACGAATACGGCGAAAAGGTTCTGATATACAAAGTGTTTGTAAAAAGCGGACTTGCACAGGCTCCCATCTTACCTAACCCAGCGCAACCGGGCGTAGCGTATAGCAATCTCCCTAAAAAGATAAGGCAAGAGCTGAAACGAATGGGAGTAGAACGAATTAATGAGGAATTAAAGCTCCCTTATCGTGACGGGCTTGGTGTTTGGAGTCTAATCAACACAGCGACAAACTCCTGTATTCCCGATGTCGAATTTGGCGACCCGTTACTTTACGGTGACCTTGATTTGATTTGGGCGACTGATGTAGTGTTTAGCGGTTCAATTATTGATGTGCTGAACGGCGAAGGCAAAATTTTAGTGCCAAAGCAATTTTTACAACAGACATTGAACGCATTGCAAAAAATGATGCCGGGTCAAGAGTTTAATGTTACCACAGACGAGTTGAAAGGCTACGATGCAGAGAATTTTGTTTATGTAATGCCAAGTGGCTTTGATAAGGACAAAATGGCGCCTATGCCTGTACAATTTGATATAAGAGCAGACAGATACGGTGCTATGTGGGAAATGTATCAGAAAGAGGCGTGTGTTCGCGCTGGCTTTGCTCCTACATCTATTTTCCCACATCTTGTCCCGGATGGAAGTTCTAAAACAGCAACCGAAGTAAACGCGGAAGAGAATTTGACAAGGGCAAGCGTTAAATTAGCGCACTTGTTAGATGTGCCGGTATTTAATAAGATGCTTAAAGAAGTGGCATATCAAGAGGGTTTAAGTGACGATATAGAATTAAAATTGACGGACTATATCGGCAACAAAATTCTTGCAGACCAAAACACGCGAGAGAACTACGCAGCAGGGCTGATTCCAAAGGAAGTGGCAGTACAACAAATAAACAATCTTTCCGTGAGCGAAACAAGGGACTATATTGAAAAGTTAAAGACGGATGCATCAGAAAAGTTAAAGGCAGAGCAAGAGCCGTTTTTGAATTTTGACAGTGAAACCGCATTGAATGACACCGAGGAGACAACAGATGCGTATAGCGAATGACCCTCTTAACTATCAAGCGATAGCAATTGAGGAAGCCGAGACGGAACTAAGAATACTTGTCAAAGACAATTTTTTAAAGCGTATTAACCGAGCTAAAACGGATAGCAAAGCAAGAGAGATAATTAACAAAGCCCTTGAACGCATAAAAATACAGAGCTTACGCACAGCCGCAAAGCAAAGCCTTATAAGTTTTTATCTGCGACAACAAAGGGAAATCAACCGAATTAACGGCGCAAATCTCCTTGTTTTGCTATCTCTCATTAAATTGACCGACAAGGACAATGAAACGGTAAAAAACATTACTGTTTACCGTGCTAAGACTATCGTAAAAGAAGCAATGCAGAATTATAATGCAACGCACGGTACATATTACGATACGGCAAAGCTCTACGGCGTACCTTTGCAAAGATTTTCAAAGGACTATATAAACGAAAACGTAAAGCCGACACTTGATAGGCTCATTTATGATTACGCAAAAGACCCAGACGACTTGGCAGACCGCAATAGCTTACGGAACAAGGCTGAAATGGAGGTTAGATACCAAAGTCACCTTGACAATATCGAGGAATTAAGAGAGCAAGGACATAAGCTCGTTATAGCAAGCGAGCACGCCGATTGTTCTGAAAGATGCCGTAAATACCAAGGGCGTGTTTATAGCCTTGATGGAACGAGCGGAACAACTCCAGACGGCAGAAAATTCGTACCATTGGAGAAAGCCACCAAAAACAAAGACGACCTAACGAAACGAGGCGATTATAATGGATTGTTAGGGTATAATTGCCGACACTATTTAGTCCCTTACAAAGACGGTTTTCACTTTCCAAAGCCTAACCCAACAGAAGAGGCTAAGGAATACGAAATCACCCAAAAACAACGCTATCTTGAACGCCAAGTAAGGCATTGGCGAACAGAAGCGATATACAAAAAGAGTGTCAACCTTGACGAGTACAGAAAAGCAAGGGACAAGGCAATCAAATACAATAAAGAGTATATAAAATACTCAAAAGAAAACGGCAGGGCATATTACCCCAGCCGAACAAAATTACTTTAATAAATTAGCAAGGTTTACCCCTTGCTTTTTTTATACCATTTTTTCTTTTGAAAGGAGAAAAACCAATGGCAACAAGCGAAAAGGTTAAGGCAGTGGTGGAACAAATCAAGGCACTTGACGGTAACGAGTACGAAGAATTTTTAACCGAACTTGAAATCGTTGACGATGCCCGTGAGGATGAAGAAATCACGCCAGAGACAGAGGAGAACGAGGGAAAGGAGGGAACCGAAATGACAAAGGATGAAAAGCAGATTGCCGAAGCCGAAAAGGACATCGAGGAAAAGGGAAAAGACACCCAAACCGAAAAGGACCGAATTGACGAAAGCGTAGGCGAACAGGAACGCCTTGACGGAAACGAGAATAGCCAAGATGCAAAGGACAGAGTGGACGAAAGCGAGGCTATGGAAAAACTCGACAAGCAAAAAGCCGAGGACGATAAAAACCATAGAGATTATGACGCGCGCTTCAACAAGATTGAGGAAATGCTGACTAAACTCATCGACACACTTATGCCAAAGCAAGCAGGCGAAAACGCAACCATTGAAGAAAAGAAAGAAAAATACGGACTTGGCGCAAAGCCTGTTGTAACACAGGGCGCTGAGGAATTTGATGAAAAGAAAATCAACCAATTACTTGGTAGATAAAAAATTATTTTAAAGGAGTAAAAAATTATGGCAGTACTTGAAACAAGTGGTCTTTCTGATAGAGTTTTGTACTCTCAGGTTATGACCAATTTAGGCAAGACCTACGCTAACTATGGCGTAGGCAACGGAAACTATCCTAATGTACAGGATATTTTGACAGACAGGGGACTATGGAATGTTTGGATGCGTAACAACCTTAATGCGCGTATCTTTGTTGATGGTCTTGGTATTACATCAAGAACCGCAGAAGCAAAAGGCGTATCAAGTGTGCGTGTGCCTTTGATGGCCCCTCCAAGATATTCCCCGAGGACAATCACTATCGGCAATACACCTAACGGTTTTGTTGGCGGTACACCGGGCAATGATGGTTTGGAAAACAGAAACCTTCCTAATGCGCTTCAGACAAACGGCGTTGACATCTTTTTCAATCAGCTTTACGATGATGCTACAATCATTTATCAGCTTTCACAGGATATGGTGTCTTTGCCTTTGGCAGCAGAGTACACAGCGCAAATTCCGGAAGCGGTTGCAAATATGCAGGACACTACCGTTATTGCAACACAGATTAAAGCAGGCTTGTACCAAGCTACTTTGAAAAATAATGCTAACATTGTTGGCGTTAATATGGCAAGCACTGATAAAGGCTATTGGCTCAATATAATGAATAATCTTATTGGTCTTATGACTAACCCTGCTACAACTTGGGCAGAGGGTATTGTTCAATATAACCTTGAAGATAGCGTTATTATCATGAGACAAAGCCTATTTAACAAGTTGTTCAGCACCGAGGGTGTTATCCTTGCAGGCGGTAACTTGTCGCAGGAAATGCTCCTCCGTGGCGCATTTACAGAGGATGGCAGGCCAAAGGGTAATCTTATCCGCGGTATGTACTCTAATGTGTACATTAAAGTTGTGCCCGATTCATACTGGAGACAGGCAGGCGCTTACATGGGTATTACAGCAGAGCAATTCCCAGAGTTTGACAAGGTGCTTGCATATATTGCAAACGCACAGGGAACAGGCTACGGTAACGCTTCTACCGATATTAACCCAATGCAAAACCCCGGTAACGCAATCGGTACTAAAATTCAAAACCTTTGGAGATGGGGCTGCGCAGTTGTCCGTCCGTCTTCAATTGGTCTTGTTGTTGCATCTGCATCTGACACTCTTGCAGACTTCGTTAACCCTGTTGACAGCGACGGCAATATTGTTGCTCCCGCTGACTTTAACGCAGTTATTTCCAGCTACGGTGTTGCTGCTAACTATGGCAGAACTCAAAAGGTTGGTGTTTACGACGAGGACAACACTACAACCGTAACAATGACGGTTACAGGAACCGGCTCGGCAAATATAACTAATGCAACACTTGCTATCACAAGTGATGGCAAACCTGTCGGATATACAAATAACGCGGACGGCACATATACATTTGTTCTTGCACGCGGTGCTTCTGCATCCGTTGTTGTATCCGCTAACGGTTATGAGGATTCCGATGTAAGCATTACAACCGCTAATACAGCTACTGCAACATACGCAGTAACACAGGCTTTAACAGAAGCCTAATTTAAAAACATCAAAAGGACAGGCTTTTTAGCTTGTCCTTTTCCCCTTGGGGGAGAAAGGAATAAACAATGCCTTATGATACTGACACAATGATTTTCGACGAAGCTACTTGTCAATACAGATTGACAGAGGAAGCTTTAAGGCGACAGGGAATAGATTTGCGCAGCAGACTTGCAAGGACACGCGCAACATCTCCCGAATACATCATTAACGGAGTGTTAACAACCGTTAGCGATATGGTTTATAACTATATTCACGAATTTAGCGTACGTAATGACTGCCAAGACACTGTAATTGCTAATTGCGAGGGTGCAAGGGCGGTTATTGAAAGAGCTATGATTAAACAGGCTTTATATGTTATTTTCAATGGAGATTTGACCCTTTCTGTTGACGATAACGTAAGAAGCAAGGCGATTTCACCCGAAGCGGTGAGCGTATTAAACAAGACTATAAGAGAGATTGGAAGCTCCATTTTATATACGGGGGTGTAATATGATTGACTTGTTAACGATTTTACAAGGGCGATACAATAACACACTCCTTGGCACATATTACCCCACGCAACAGGACCCGGGAGTGCCTTTTGATTACGAAATAATTGACCCAAATGCGGTTGATTTTGACACGATACAGAATTTGGGCGTTTCAAAATTCAGCACAACCGCTATAAAATCAAATGACCCTTTTTGGGTTGATGTGATGCACTTAAACCAAAAGGGTTATGTGGCATTGCAAACAGGCGGTTTATTTGAGATAACACAAATTCGCGAGGACTTGGGGAAGGTATCAAAGCAGGCTTATAGAACGCAAGTTATACCTTTGAATGTGGATTTTGCGATAAGGCTTGTTGAGGTTGACAACCCATTTAATTTGAAATGACAAAGGAAAGATTTACGGAGTATGTCAACCGCTTTCAAGAGTTATTAAGTTTTTTTGCGCCAAAGGACACGAGAAATATGGCTTATAATGCAATAAGAAGTGAATGGCGCGGAGACAATGAAGCGAAGATTTATGTCGATAAAAAAATAGCCCCATATGTGCCATATACAAATGAAACATGGGTTGCCGAGCGTTGGAACGGTAAGCAAAATCCTAACGAGGCATGGTGGCAAAACGCAATAGCTCAAATAGTCGAGCAATTAAATCAAGAATTTGGAGGTACAACAGTTGAACGTCCTTAATATTGTTTCCAATTTGGAAAACAAATTAAACATCGCTATTACAAATGAAATAACACAAAAAATACAAAACGGACTTTACACACCGTTAAATAATGACAGAGAAACGTATAGATTCAAGCTTTACCTTGATACAGCGAATTATATGGGCTATGACTACTTGAAGCGCACGGCAACAGTAAATCCCAATACAGGAATGTTTGACGATAGCTCATTGTCAGATGTCCCAACGAATAAAATTGTTCGGTATATCAACGGTATAATTTCCGTAGTAGATAGCAACGTAGAGGGCGGTGTCAATCTTAGCAGCGATTCACAGGCAACAAGTGACACAAACCTTACCTTTTCCGCAGGCGTTGTGTTCTTTATTCCGTTAACAAGCGCAGACACAGACACAATGGAGCTTGTCGGCACTGTTAGAGAGATTATCGACAATGCTATGCAATTAAATACATATTCAGACTTTAACGGCTACAATATGAGCGTTGCTTATTCTCTCGGCAGAACAGGCGAAAGGCTTATCCGTAAAGGCGTAGGCGATAGTATTACAATCAATTGTAATGTGCAATATGGATTCGTTGAAGGTGGCATCAACTCAACACAAATTCAAATATCGCATATAGTTAATAGTTTGGTTACAAATATCGTTTATGCACCTTCTACTTCTCTAACAAGAGTATCAACTCAAGAGGCAAATGTCGATTTGAAGCAAGATACAAATTCGGCAAAAAATACAACGATTTCCTCTTGCTTAACTTTGTCATTCTCAAAGCCGTTACAGGCAAAGATATTTGACACGCTCGCTATGAATTATATGCTTACAGGGTCAAGCCCTGTTATGCAAATAAGAGTAAAAATAGCGAATTTGTCTCGAACAATTCCTATGGTATTCAACGAGGTATCTATAACAGGCGAGAACACTCTTAACGCAGGACTTTCAATTACTATGGTTGAAGCTATGACGGAGGCTTAAAATGACCGATAGAGAGTATATCATAACGCTTAGGAATGAAACTGACGAGGATGTTAATGTAAAAACCACTGCGCCAACGCAACAAGGCACAGACAAAAGCTCTGCCGGGGAAGAGGAGACAAAATTCAAATTCACAAAAGCAACCGCGCTTAAAGGTTTTGCTTATAGTGTTGCTGACAGGGTTATTTCACAACAAATAAACACAATTGCATTAAGGACAGGCTACGAAGAAAAACAACAGAGAGAGCAATTCGCATACTCAATAGCAAAAAAATCTGCATTGTCTTTAGGCGCGATTGGAATGGGAATTAAAACGGGTAATGTAGGCACTGCCTTATTTGGCGTGGCTCTTGCAGGCGCTAATATGCTTGTTGACTACGCTTTAAGGCAACAAGAAATCAATTATGCAAGGCAAGTTGAAAACAACTCTATTTTCTTGAATCAAATCAGAATGGGCGCAGGCTCTTTAAGGGAAGGTAAAACACGATGAATACGGTAAAAGTCTATGTTAAAAAGAACGGTGAATATACCGAGATTGAGGGCAATGTGGTAAACATAACCACAGATGAGCTATTGGATGAGCAATTAGACCAAGCAAGGCTTGTTGTTATAAATTCCCCGGTTGATAACTACCCACCTTTGACAGAGTTTAAATTTGAGCATTATATTGACGGTGTATTGTCAAAAGTAGATTATTTTATAAGCGGAGAGCCTACCTCTACGGAATATTTATCGCAATAAATAAAAAAGGACACTATTCTGTGTCCTTTTTTAGTGCATTTAACCGCTTTTCTAATTTTTCTGCTTTTTTCTTTTGCTTTTCTGCTTTTTTCTCTTGGCGTTTTTGTTTGTGTTGCTCGTTGGTAGATAAAAAATGAGATTTTATTTCGCAAAATATGAATACAAGAAATGTTAAAAACAAAAAAACTGCCGAGGAAATGGTGAAAAATTCCCAAAATCCAAAAGGAAAAACCACAATTTCTAAATCGCTTAAATACTTATATGAAGTAATCATGTGAAAAGAATAATAACCGACCATAACAGCAGATAAAAACGCACCTATAAATAGCAAAACGCACCTTAAACACTTATTCATGAAATTACCTCCAATTTTATTTGATACTAACATAAAATTTCAAAATTTTCAAGGGGATAAAATGAAAAAATTGTATAAAATTGATACTCATTTAATCGAACGCACAAAATTGCTTGAAGGTATAATGTGCCAATCTTTGACATTTACAAACGTAAAAGGCGGGGGAACCTACGAGCAAATAAACGCTTTAACTAATTTTTCAAGCGACAATCCAAGTCAGGAAGAAAACGAACAAGACAAAGCGGTTTTGACCTCTTTATACAAAACTCCAGCAATTCAAGATAGTGAAATAAATGTATTGTCCGTTTCTCAGTTGTGGGAAAGCTTAAAACTCGGTCGTCCTGTGCTTGATTCGTTTGTTTTAACAGGTGGCTCTATTACATTAAATATAGACGGTAGAACACAGACATTAGGTGTTCAAGAATCTATTAACGTTCAACCAAAAACAAGCGTTTCAATACGTTACACTTATTCATATGCTTTGGCTACAAATCTTTCAACTCAAAGGACAGCCGAAGCAATCTATGTAATAGCAATTGTTCAAAATACTTACCCCCTCAAACCCTACACAATAACGGACTGTATATGTCGGTGCTTAGAGCTTTGCCAACCTTTAACTCTTGGAGAATTGCCAAAGTATAAATTACAGGGTGTAAATTACACTTTTAACTTAGACGGTACATTTACAAGGAGCTATGAGGCAGGCTCACAAGCGGAGAAATACGATAAAATAATAGCGCCGAATTTCACAATGACCCAATGCACCTTAAGGGAGCAATTAAAGGTTATAGGCGGTTTTATACACGCAGAGCCAAGGCTTGGATATAAGGTTGGCGTAAATGGCTTGCAATACGAAGAAAACACTATTGTTTTTGAGGAATTTGAGCAAGAGGAAACAACGAATTTAACTGAGCGAGGGCATATATACCGTGGCGTTTCTCAAAGCCTAAATAACTACTGTACAAGCGTGACAACGAACGTTGCAAATCTTGTAAATACAATTAATTATTTTGACGGAGTAATTAGTGACCCAACGTCAAACGCATACAGGACACTAAGGACAGACACCGTTAACGTAATGCTGTCGGAAAGCAATGCAAAACCACAAACACAATCCTCTGTGTATGATATACGCAAGGTGGTATGTACTGTGTTTAATGCTGACGGAA